AAGTAAAATCAAAAAAATGGGTTGATGGTTATATACCTCATCCAAGTACTTACCTTAATCAAAGAAGGTGGGAAGATGAAAAACCTGCTGCTAAAAAAATAGAACTGGCATATTGATATGATAGTTAATCCTAAAAGTCTTTTATTACAGATTGAAAACCTTTATGACGTTGGTATCGCTAAAGGTCATACAACAGGTTGGTCTAATGTTGATGAATTTTTTACGGTTAAACATGGCGAATTTACGGTGGTTACAGGCATGCCATCCCATGGCAAATCAGAATGGCTTGACGCTTTATGTGTTAATCTTGCTGTAAATCATAATTATAGAATTGCTATGTTTAGTCCAGAAAATCACCCTTTGGAAATGCATGCTAAAAAGATAATTGAAAAATATGCAGCAAAACCTTTCTTTGGTCAACAAAGAATGTCTAATGATGAAATGCATGAAGCTTTAGAAAAAATGAATAAAAACTTTTCATTTATTAAACCTGAAGAGACAGCATTTACACCAATGCACATTATTAATGAAGCTTTACCATGGTTAGATCAATCTATTATGCAACCTAGGGCATTAGTTATAGATCCTTGGAATGAAATGGATCACTATAGACCACCTGGATTAAGTGAAACTGAGTATATATCACGTATATTAACTGAATTACGTCGTGCAGCTAGAGAATTTAAAACTCATTTGTTTTTAGTTGCTCATCCTATGAAAATGCAGAAAGGTCAAGATGGTAATTACCCTGTACCTAGGCCTTATGACATTAGCGGCAGTGCGCATTGGTATAATAAGGCAGACAACTGCATAGCGATCTGGAGAGACGTCATGAATAATCCGCAGCAAACTCAAGTACATGTACAAAAAGTAAGATTTAATTCTACAGGGGCTCCAGGCGTGGCACAATTGTTATATGATTATAGAAAAGCTACATACATTCATGAAGCTGAATTTTATAAAAGTTTATAATGATTAAAAAAACAATTTATGCATTATTAGATGATGAAGGCAATGTAATTAGATACTTTGACTATCCTGCTGAAGGTACAGTTGAGCTTGTTGAGCCTAAATACGTTGTTGATTGGGATAATTATGAGGAAGCATTGTTATGATTAAAGACGAAGCATTACACAAGGCATTAAAGGTTTTAAATTGTTTAAACAACGACAGAGTATATGAAACTGCTTGGGTAAAAGGTGCAATCAATGCGTGTGAAGAAGCACTAGAACTATCAGCGCAAGAGCCTGTAGCGTGGGAATACGCAGGAACTATTTGGCATGATAAAGATGAAGTATTTGGGTGGCATGAAAAGCATAAGTTAGAAGAAGCACCTCCATTAGAACTCTACACCCACCCTCATCAATGGCAAGGATTGTCAGATGCTGAAAATGAAGCAATTATTCAAAGTATATGGGAATGGGGCAATGATTTTCCATATGATGAATATAGGATTTGTATTGAACAAGCATTAAAGGAAAAGAACCATGGCATTTGAAGATACACAGTTTTATAAAGAATTTGGTGACTGTGCTTGGAAAGTAACTTTAACTGATGGTTCTGTTAAAAAATCTAAAGCATGGTTATTAAAAAATGAAGATGTATTGTATAAAGAGGTAACACCACATGTGCCAACAAAACCAACAGAAAAAATGTCCTACGTGCGGTCAAAGTCCAAGACGATCATTACCTCAAAATAATCGTTTGCACTTGTTATTTCAAGCTATATCTGAAAAGGTACTAGCTGCTGACAAGTTATTGCATCACCCACAATGGTGGAAGGTTGTAATGAAAGACCGTTGGTTAGGGTATAATGAAACACCACGCTCTGACGGTACAATTATTTACTCATTACGTGGCACAGCAGATTTAAGCGTAGAAGAACTTAATGCATTTATGGAAAAGGTAGAACACTTTGCTGCTGAACGTGGTATTTATTTACAGGATTAATTATGTCAATGCGTAATCTTAATGCAGCACATATTGATTTTACCGAACTAAAAGGATTGTTTGGTACTAAATCACCTAGTGATATTGACATGATATTGCGATCAGGCAATAGATTTTTAATATGTGAATGGAAGCGTGGGCCAAATGAAAAGCCAATGTATGGCCAAGAGTTACTATTAAGATTTTTATCTAAAAACCCTAGCTTTACAGTATTAATTGCATGGGGCAACACAGACAATGGTATGGTTGTAGATAAATTTTTTAAAGTTAATTTTGAAGGACCATGTACAGCATTAGGAAGTAGTGTAGAATCTTTTAAAGATTATTTAGTAAAGTGGGATCAATGGCAAACTACCGAAACAAAAAACTTTTAGAAAAAGTTAGATTATTGCCATGTCAAGTATGTGGCAGATCAGACGGAACTGTAGCAGCTGCTCATTCAAATAGGCAAATGGACGGCAAAGGCACAGGGATTAAAGCGCATGACTACAGAATTGCTGCTATGTGTGCAGCATGTCATTTTGAAATTGATAACGGTAATAATTTAAGCCGAGAAGAGCGTCAAGACATGTGGGAAACAGCTCATAGACAAACAATAGGGTATCTATTTGATCACGATATGATTGGTTTGATATGACACTAGAGCAAGAAGTAATTTTTTGGCGAGAAAGATACGAAAGAGAATACGCATCATGGTTATCATTGCGTACACTGTATAATAAAACTATACGTGAGTATGACCATCCTGAAATTAGATTATTGAAAGCAAAGCTACATGATAAGTCTTACACTACCTTGGGCTCCTAGCACAAACCATTCTCATCACTATGGTAGTGGTAGAAAGTTTATGTCTAAGCAAACAAGGCAATTTAGGGAAAAAGTGCAAGAGATTGTTATTGAGAAACATGCCAAAATTAAAGGTGATGTACGTCTTGCAATCTTTTATGCTTTTTATCCACCTGATAAACGTCGTCGTGATATTGGCAACTATGAAAAACAGACTACTGACGCTTTAATGGAAGCTGGAGTATTTGAGGATGATGAACAGATTGACTTTATTTGGTTAGTACGTAGACCTCAAGTTAAAGGCGGTCAGGTAAAGGTTGTCATTGTAGAACATACTCAAGTAGGTCAAATGCTAGAAAACTATCAGGATTATATTTAATGGATATAGGCAAAGTTCAATATTATTTAGATTTATGGCGTGATTACATGAAGCAAGATAAAGAAAAACTTGGTTTTAAAGGTAGATCGTCAGGATTTAATACAGGGGGCATAACTTCTTTTGAAGAAATGGAAGATGATATGGACTATGATGCAGCACGTACTGTAGATCAAGTAATTGATGACTTACCTATGTTACCTAAAAACGCTATATATATTATCTATCTTGGTCAAAAATCTATGTTAAATGATATGTTATTGCAGCAATCTTATGATACAGCATTAGTTATGTTACAGAAAAGATTACCTGAAAGAAACTTACATTAAAATATATTTGCAAAAGGGGGTTCCCAAAAGAGAAAAAATGTGGTAATATCCTAATCGTTGGTATAATTGCGTCTATACGTTTCATTATATCAGTATGCTTACCTCCAAGTAGCATTATGGCCAGGGCTTAAAACGTCTTGGCTTTTTTTTCGTCTATTCATAATACATCTACGAATTAACTTCTAACCTAAACAATGAAATCACATAGCATTTCACTTAACTTAAGATAAGGGTAGATAATTATGATGCGACACTTACACTAAAGGATGCTATATGCCGTGGACTGCTGCTCAACACAGATTGTTTCAAGCTGCTGCCCATGATCCGTCTATAGCAAAGCGTGTAGGTATTCCACAAGATAAAGCTAAACAAATGGCTAGTGAGGGTGTAAAGAAAGACCCAAAGAAGCTAGCAATGGCTTTGATGGAGAAATAATATGGCAGATCCATTAGACTTTTATAAGCGTACTAGACATTTGTATCAAGGTGAGGATGAATACTTTAAAGCTAATCCTCATGTAGGTGGTATGGCTGCTGAAGATGATTATGTCGTGTTAAACCCTTATTCAAAGCTATCGCCACAAGAAAAGTCTGCTGTTCATGTAAATGAAGCTTCTCGCTTGTATATGAATAAGAATGGCGTGCCTAATGTAAGCTTGACTAGAGAACAAGAACAAAACCTTGCTGGGTTAGGCAGTTATGCTAATGCTGACCCTATGTATAGAAAAGCTACAATGCTAGCTAGAATATTGTCAGGTGATAAATCAGGTGGCATCCCTACAATGGAACAACAAGAGGCTCTTAAGCCTATGTTATTCCTACAACAATTATTTAACCAAAACAAATAGATATAGGTTGACTTAAATGGCTAATACCAAGAACACTCTTGGGGGAGCGCCTAAAGGTAATCAGAACGCTGTAAAAGGCAAGATGTGGTCTGACGCTCTCCGTAAAGAAATCGTGCAGGGCGAACACTTGTCTAAATTAGTACAAGCATTAATACTAAAAGCACTAGAAGGTGACATGTCTGCTTTAAAAGAGATAGGCGATAGATTAGAAGGCAAGCCTATGCAATCTATTGAGCAAACGACTGACATGGTTACTGATGTGAATATATACACATGGGAAAAGTAACTATTCCATATAAGCCACGTGATGCTTTTATGCCATTGCATAATAGTGATAAGCGTTGGAAGGTTGTAGTAGCGCATAGACGTGCAGGCAAAACTGTTGCTTGCGTAAACAATCTCATAAGAGATGCTATTACATCTGAACGCTCAAACTTCCGTGGCGCTTACATTGCTCCTTTCTACAAGCAAGCTAAATCTATTGCTTGGGATTACTTTAAATACTTCTCAAGGGTGATTGATGGTGCAGTTGCAAACGAAAGCGAACTACGTATCGATTTTGCGAATGGCGCTAGAATACAGTTGTATGGCGCTGATAATGCTGATGCTCTCCGTGGGCTTTTTTTTGATTCTATTATTTGCGATGAGTACGGTGATTGGCGAGGCAATGTGTTCAAATACATTATTCGTCCTGCACTGGCTGACCGAAAAGGTAAAGCAATCATCATTGGTACTCCAAAGGGTCGCAACCAGTTTTGGGAAGCGTATAACAAAGCTCTTAACAATGACACTTGGTTCACGCTAAAGGTATCTGCTGACACATCTGGCATATTAGACCAAGATGAAATGAACTCCATGATGGACGAGTTATCAGAGGATGCCTGGCGTCAAGAAATGCTATGTGATTTTGATGCTGCCATACCAGGGGCAATTTGGGGTCGTGAACTATATCAAGCTGAACAAGAAGGCAGAATTACTGGTGTTGAATATGATAGATATACCGATGTATTTACTGCTTGGGACTTGGGCTACTCTGATGATACATCTATTTGGTTCTACCAAGTCGTACATGGTGAAGTTCATCTCATTGATTACTATGCTGCTAGTGGCAAGTCTATTGATCATTATGCAGCTCAAGTATTGAGCAAGCCTTACAAATACAAAACACATTACTTACCACATGACGCTAGAGCTAAAACATTAGCCTCTGGTGGCAAATCAGTGATTGAGATGTTAGCTGAACACCTAGACATTAAAAAGATGGCGATTACTCCTAGTCTTTCTATGCAAGATGGTATTCAAGCTGCTCGTCAGATGATGCCAAGAGTGTGGTTTGATAGAGAGCGTTGTTCTGAAGGTCTTGAAGCGTTGAAACAATATCAACGTGAATGGGATGAGGACAAGAAACAGTTTAGGGACAAGCCTCGACACGATTGGACATCTCATGCCTCTGATGCCTTCCGTTATGTAGCTATTAACTGGCGTGAAGAAGTTAAGCCAGAAGATTTAGAAGATAAACCAATTCGAGGAATCATGGTCGGTCAGACTGATGTTACCCTCAACGAACTATGGTCGGCACAGCCTTCCAAACAACAAAAAAGGATTTAAACATGTCAGGTATTGCATCTCAAGTCGGTGGATATAAACTCATTTCAGCTACAGGCAACGTAGCACCTATTTCTAAAAAGCTATTAGGTATTTTCTGTTCTGCATCTACAAGCGGTACAGTTACTATCTATGATTCTGCTACAACTGGCACAGGTACTAAAGTAGTTGACACTGTAACTTTGACTGCTGGTACATGGTACCCAATGCCTATCGGCTTTGCTTCAGGCATCTACGTTGTTGTTGGTGGTACATTAAGCGCTACAATCGTTTACGCATAAGGATAACTCATGGCTAAAGTATCAGAGGTAACATCAGAGATACAAACGTATCTCGACATGTTTAGCCAATACGACAAAGAGTTTGCTAAATGGGAAGGCCGTGTAGAGAAGATTCTTAAACGGTACCGTGATGATCGTACAACAACGACTGCACAATCTCATTACAACATCTTATGGGCTAACGTACAGACACTAAAAGCTGCTACGTTCTCACGTATGCCTAAACCTGACGTATCACGTAGGTTTAAAGACAGTGATCCTGTAGCCAGAGTTGCGTCTATGTTATTGGAACGTGCTTTGGAGTTTGAGATTACTCACACAGAGGACTTCCAACACTCACTCACTGCTTGCGTATATGATCGCTTCTTGGGTGGTCGTGGCACTACATGGATTCGTTACGAGCCTATCATTGAAACTGATGACATATTTGTGTCTGAAGAAGAAATTGATTCTGACTCTGTATCAGAATACCTAGACATTGAGCAATGTCCTGTTGACTACGTGCATTGGCGTGACTTTGGTCACCAAATTGCTCGTACATGGGACGAAGTAACCTGCGTATGGCGCAGAGTTTACATGAACCGTAAGATGCTTAAAGAACGCTTCCCTGAAGATAAGTTCGACATGTTATGGACGAAAATCCCTCTTGACGCTTCACCTGAAGAACCACGTCAAAAAATGACAGAGGGAATCACAAAGCAAGCTCTTATTTATGAAGTATGGGACAAAGAAGAAAAGTGCGTTTATTGGATTAGCAAGTCAATGGGTAAAATCCTTGACAAACGTAAAGATCCATTGGAGTTGGAAGAATTCTTTCCATGCCCAGAGCCTATTTACTCTACATTGACTAACGAGTCATTGGTTCCTGTACCTGACTTTACTCTGTATCAAGATCAAGCTAACGAATTAGACACGCTTGCTGACCGTATTAAGGGTTTAGTAGATGCAATGAAGGTTCGCGGCTTCTATGACGCTGCAAACGCTGATTTAGGCCGTCTATTTACTGAAGGTGATAACAATACGCTTATCCCTGTTAAGAACTACGCTGCTTTTGCTGAAAAGGGTGGCATTGGTGGTTCGGTACAGTTCGTGGACCTAGCACCTATTGCTAACGCATTGAACATGGCTTATCAAGCGATGGGTCAAGTTAAGCAACAAATCTATGACATCACAGGTATCTCTGACATTATCCGTGGCGCTTCTGTAGCTTCTGAAACAGCTACTGCTCAACAGATTAAAGGTCAGTACGCTACATTGCGTTTAAAGACTTACCAAGATGAAGTAGCTCGCTTTGCTTCACAAATCATGCGTATTAAAGCTCAAATTATCTGTCAACACTTCCAACCTGAAACAATCATTAAGATTGGTGGTGGTGAGTTATTGAGTGATACAGACAAACAATTAATTCCACAAGCTATTGCATTGTTAAAAGACAATCCTATGCGTACTTTCCGTGTAGAAGTTTCTTCTGACTCTATGCTTTACGCTGATGAGCAACAAGAGAAAGCTGACCGTGTAGAGTTCTTGTCTGCAACTAGCCAATTCATTGAAAAAGCTATCCAAGGCGCTCAACAAGTACCTGAAATGACTCCGTTGTTGATGGACTTATTGAAGTTTGGTGTTCAAGGCTTCCGTGTTGGTCGTACACTTGAAGGTGAGTTTGATACGTTTGCTGACCAAGAGAAAGAGAAGCAAGCACAATTGGCTGCTAACCCACAACCACCACAACCTACGCCTGAAATGATTAAAGCGCAGGCTGAAGCTCAAAAAATGCAAATGGAAGCTCAACTTGAGCAAATGCGTATGCAAATTGAGAATCAGAAGCTTGAGTTTGAGAAATACAAAGCTGACTTGGATAATCAAACCAAGGTTGTTGTTGCGGAAATTGCAGCTAAAACTGACCTGCACCTCAAGTCACTTGATATTAATGCGTCTAGAGAGCAAGAAGGCCTTACAGATATATCACCTGGCGGCATAGAACAACCTACTTCTGCATTAGCAGGATTGGTTGAAGCAATTAACAACAATATGGCAACTATGACTGCTGCTCAAGCACAGCATAATCAAGACATCCTGATGCAACAACAAATGGCGCACCAAAACTTGGTAGCTCAATTAACTAAACCTAAACAAGTGGTGCGTGGCGCAGACGGTAAAATAATCGGAGTCCAATAATGGCATTAGTCCTAGCAGATAGAGTATTAGAAACGACTGTTGTCACTGGTACAGGTGATGCAGCGTTAGCTGGTGCTGTTGTAGGTTATCAACCGTTTAGCGTTGTTGGTAGTGGCAACACAACTTACTACACAATTGTTGCTATTGACGCTAATGGTACGCCTACAGGTGACTGGGAAGTTGGTATTGGCACTTATGTCTTAACAGGCAATAAGATTAGCCGTGATACTGTGTTGTCATCATCTAACGGTGGTGCTTTAGTTTACTTCCCTACTGGCACAAAACAAATCTTCTTGGACTTGCCTTCAGAAGTTTTAGATTTAACTCCAGGGGATGTATTTGGTCCGTCTAGCGCTGTAAACAATAATTTTGCTGCGTTTAACATGACTACAGGCAAGTTAATTAAAGACAGTGGATTTAACTCTGCTTCTTTTGCTACTGCTGCTCAAGGTGCTTTGGCTGATACTGCTGTGCAACCTGGTGATTTAGGCACTGCTGCTTATTTGGATGCAGGTCAACCTAATGGCGTAGCTACTCTTGATGCAGGTGGCAAGGTTCCTACAAGTCAAATCCCACAAATGGGTGACTTAAACTACCAAGGCACATGGAACGCTTCTACCAACACACCTACATTGACATCTAGCTCTGGCACAAAGGGGTTCTATTATGTTGTTAGCGTGGCTGGTAGTACAAACCTCAATGGCATTACTGATTGGGCTGTTGGGGATTGGGCTGTGTTTAATGGATCTATTTGGCAAAAAATAGACAACACTGATCTTGTAACAAGCGTAAACGGATTTACTGGCACTGTTGTACTAACTGCTAGTGATGTAGGTGCTGCACCTGCAACGTCAGGCACATCTATCCTTTATGGTAATGGCACAGGCGGTACAAGCAACGTCACAATCGGCACAGGCGTGTCTTTTGCTGGTGGCACTTTGTCTGCAACAGGTTTAGGCGGTGATGTAGTTGGTCCTGCAAGCTCTACAGATAACGCTATTGCTCGCTTTGATTCAACGACAGGCAAGTTGTTACAAAACTCCACTGTAACGCTTGACGATACAGGTAACATTAGTCAAGTAAATGCTATTGAATTTGATACAACACCTGGCACTGTACCTGCAACAGTAGGCACAATGTCATGGGATGACGGTGATGGCGTTCCTAGCGTCTTATTAAAAGGCGGCGTTTCAACTTTACAAGTTGGCACACAAGAATATGCACGTGTGTTTAACGATAGCGGTGCAACCTTAACAAAAGGTCAAGCTGTTTATATTTCAGGCGCACAAGGCAATCGTGTTGCGGTTAAATTAGCTAAAGCTGACGTAGAAGCTACATCTTTTGGCACAATTGGTTTAGTTTCTGAAACTATTACTAACGGTGCTGAAGGCTTTATTCTTGTTTCAGGTGCGTTATACAAGCTAAACACACTAGGTTTAACTGCTGGTGCAACAGTTTACTTGTCACCAACAACAGCAGGCGCTGTAACTACAACAAAACCACAAGCTCCTGACCAATTAGTTGTTATTGGATGGGTAGAGCGAGTTGACAACAATGTTGGTTCTATTTACGTCAAGGTTGACAATGGATATGAGTTAGATGAGTTGCATGACGTACAGATTAACTCACCTCAAAGTGGTAATGTTTTAATCTATGATGCTAGTACAACACCTACAGGCGTATGGAAAAATGCAAACCTTACTGACGGTACAGGCATTAGCATTACTGAAGGCGCAGGCTCAATTACTATTGCAAACAGTGGCGTAACATCACTAACAGCAAGCACAGGCATTAGCCTTTCAGGTTCAACTGGTAGTGTAACTATCACCAACACTGCACCTGATCAAATAGTAAGCATTACAGCAGGTACAGCAATTAATGTAAGTGGAACTTATCCTAACTTTACAATTACAAACTCTGCACCTGACCAAATAGTAAGTTTAACAGGCGCTGGCACGACAACAGTTACTGGGACATACCCAAGTTTCACTATTACATCAAACGATGCGTATGTAGGCACTGTGACAAGCGTAGGCGGTACTGGATCAGTTAATGGCATTACTTTAACAGGCACTGTAACTACATCAGGTAACTTAACACTTGGTGGTACATTATCAGGTATTGGCAATAGTCAATTAACTAACAGTTCTGTCACTGTAAATGGTACAACTATTGCATTAGGTGCAAGCGGTACAATTACTGCTGCAACTCCTAACGCATTGAGTGCAGGCACAGGTTTAAGCTACACATCAGGTACAACCTTTGACGGTTCTGCTGCGCGTACACTTAACTTGGCTGACACGGCTGTAACTGCTGGCTCTTATACTACTGCAAACATCACAGTCGATGCTCAAGGTCGTATTACCGCTGCTTCTAGTGGTTCTAGCTCTGGTTTTCCAAGTGGCACTAGAATGTCTTTTCAACAAACTTCTGCGCCTACAGGATGGACTAAAGATACAACAGCAGGCCTTGATGACTCTATTATGCGTATTGTAACTGGCACTGCGTCTAGCGGTGGTAGTACGGCATTTAGTACATTTAATGGTCAGACAACAGTAGGTGCAACAACATTATCATTAAGTCAAATTCCTAATGCCACTGGTCAATTATTTCAACAAGGTAATAGAGCTGGTATGAGTGCGTCTAATGGTGTATTTACTAGTGTCGGTAATACAGGTTATGCTGCTGTAGGCAGTACATCAGGTGTTCCTGCTTATTATAATTTTAGTCTTGGTGGCGGTGGCGGTTCTCATAACCACTCTATTACAACTTCTATTAAATATTATGATTTTATTATTGCGAGCAAAGATTAATGGCTAAAGATGCAAAAATACTTTGCCCTTTAATGGGTGGTGAATGTATTGAGGATGGTTCTATTAAAGACGGTGAGTTAGTTGCTTGTCGTTTTTGGGTAACAGTTCAAGGCGTTCATCCCCAAACAGGTGAGCAAATAAATAATGGTGATTGCGCTATGGCTTGGACTCCTATTCTTATGATTGAAAATAGTAAAGTAAATCGTGAAACTGGAGCGGCAGTAGAATCATTTAGAAATGAAATGGTTAAAGCCAACGAAACTAATGCTCAAGTTTTACTAGCTGCAACGCAACAAAATTATATTGAGGTTAAGTGATGAAGCTTACTATTATTCCTTCTGATAATGCTGTTTATAAAAATTTAAAATTTAATAAAGACCTTTTGTGGGATGGAACGCCTGAAAATGTTCATGCACTTCAATGGGAAAATGATTTAGGATGGATAGAATATTCTAATGAATTTTTAAATGAAACAATTACACAGCTTCCTGATTGGGCTTTAAATGCTCTTGCTGCTTGGGAAATGAAAGAAGCTAATTTGCCAATTCAAGAAGAAGTACCTGCTGAAGTTGTTGAAATAACCAAAGAAGATTTGCTTTTACAATTAAAAGATATTCAAACTCAAATTGAAAATTTAATTTAAATTAAGGAGTAGTAAATGTTTGGCTTTCATAGCTTTGCTAGTGCAGCCTTCAACTCCCTTTTAAAGAAAGTAATTGCCCCTAATCCTGATGTATGGGGATCAAAGGGTGGTTTAGGCAAGAAAAAGAAAGAACACGTCAAGCTATCTGGTCGTGCTGAAATTAAAGAATATCTTGCAAGTGTATTTGCAGATCCTGTTGCTGAAGATTTAAAAGAGGAAGTAGCAGAGTACGTCAAACCGTCACAAGGTTTATCAGTTAATTCTATTGACTACGGCAAATTAGCTCAAAACGTAGAGTTGGTCCAACGTATCATGCAGCAAATTCAAGAAATACAAAATGAACAGGAGGATGAAGCGTTACTACTAACGCTCATGTAACCATGGCAGCAATTAATGATATTACAGGCGATTCAATACAGACTCGTACAAAAGGTAAGACTTACGACAGTAACTTTGACAAGATTGATAAAACAGTCAGATTAGTTGAAGAAGAACGTAAAGAAACAGATTTAGAAGAAATGAAAGCTCGATTCCTAGAACATTGGGGATATGAGGGCGAAAAAGGCGAGAAAGAGTGGGAAGCTAAATTAGCTTTTATGCAAAGACAAGGTTCTATCTCTGTGCCTTATGTAAGAGATGATGTAAAACCATACCAATCAATGATTGATGGTCGCATGATTGAAGGCAAGAAAGCCCATAGAGAGCATTTAAAGCGTAACAACTGCATAGAAGCAGCTGATATGCCCATAAAGAATCCTGAACGTCCGAAGGATAATAGCTTGAAAGAGCGATTGATTTACGAAGTAATGGAACGCCACAGAGGTCAGTGGAAATAATTTAACAAGGAGCAACAAATGGCAAAAGTAGCAAACTTAACAGGTTCTGGTATTGCTGGCGGCGCTGCACAATCTATCGTAGGTCGTGTATCTCTAGCACAAACAGCATCTGGCGCAACACAAGGCGCACAAACAGCAGTAAATGATATTGTTCAATACACATCATCAACTTCTAACTATGGTCCAACTTTATCAGCTAATGCAGCACCTGGCGATACAGTAACTATCGTTAATGGTTCAGCTAACACAATCAAAGTATGGCCAGCATCAGGTAAGTCAATTGATGGCGGTACTGCTGATGCAGCTGCAACACAAGCTACATTAGTAACAAAACAATACGTTTCTTTAGGTAACGGCAACTGGGTAACACTATAATTTAACATAAGGAAAGCAAAATGGAGAACCAGACTACTCTGGATGAACCAATTAGCCTTCGAGATACAATCGAAAATGCTATTGAATCAACAGACACAGCAGTAACAGAAGAATCGACCTCATACGAAGCCACAGAAAGCCCTAAAACAGAGCGAGTAAGGGATGAGTCAGGGAAATTTGCAAAAACGTCAGAAACAGCTCAAAAAGAGCCTTCTGAAGCATCTGTTGATAATTACGAGCAAGAAGAAGTAAAAGTTGAAACAAAACCTCGTCCTAGTTCATGGAAAAAGGATTATGAGGAGCATTGGGGCAAATTAGACCCAACTTTGCAGGATTATATCCAACAAAGAGAAGCTGATTATGCTAAAGGCGTGTCAACTTACAAAAACCAATGGGATATGGCAGCTCCAATTGTTGAAGCTATCAAACCTTTTGAACCTTTATTAAGAGAATATGGTGTAGCACCTCAACAGTGGGTAACACAGTTAGGTAATGCTCATGCTCAATTGGTAAAAGGCTCACCCGAGCAAAAACTTCAAATGTTTGCTCAATTAGCTAACGATTATGGTGTTAATTTAGGCGCATTGACAGGTCAAACTGGTTACGACCCTCAATTCTCACAATTAGCACAAGAGTTAAATCAAATAAAGAATCAATGGTCAAGCTTTCAGTCTGCTCAAGAGCAGCAAGAGCAAGTCCAATTGCAAAATGAGATTGAGTCATTTTCTAATGACAAACCTTATTTTGACGAAGTTCGTGAAACCATGGCTGGATTACTCCAAAGCGGTATGGCAGACGATCTTCAATCAGCTTATGACAAAGCTATCCGATTAAACGATGACGTATTTCAAAGAGTAAATGCAGAACATGCACAGAAATCTGAAGCGGCTCAACGAGAAAAGGTAGCAGCGGCCAAAGCAAAGGTACTTTCACCTAAATCAACAACGCCTACAGCGTCAGCGACAAATGGTGGTAAGTCCGCAAGCTCTGCTAGAGAAGCTATCATGCAAGCCATGGAGCAACATTCTAGCGGTTTAATCTGACAATAAATAAGGAGTGACATTATGGCATTTGCCAATTCAACCGTGTCAGACATTATTGCAACTACCATTCAAAGTCGTAGTGGCAAATTGGCTGACAACGTAACACTAAACAACGCTGTTCTTGATCGTTTACGCAAACGTGGTAACGTACGTCCATTCTCTGGCGGTAACGTGATTCTTGAAGAAATCATGTACAACGACAGCAACACTAACAACACTAACTCATACAGCGGTTACGAAACTCTGAACATTGCGCCTAACAGCCCAATTTCAGCAGCTCAATTCTCTATCGCTCAATACGCTAGTGCTGTAACAATCTCTGGTTTAGAGATGTTGCAAAATAGTTCTAAAGAAGCAATCATCGACTTGTTAGAAGGTCGTGTACAAGTTGCTGAAGGTCAATTGCTAAACCGTATCCAAACAGACATCTATGGTAACGGTACAGGCAATGGCGGTAAAAACTTGACTGGTTTGGCTGCTGCTGTTGCAGATAGTCCTTCAACAGGCGTTTACGGTGGTATTAATCGTGCTACTTGGGACTTCTGGCGTAACCAATCATTCTCTGGCGTTACTGATGGTGGTGCTGCTGTTTCTGCTGCTAACATTCAATCTTACATGACACAATTGGCTATCAAGCTAGTTCGTGGTAATGACAAGGCTGACATGATTGTTGCTGATAACAACTACTACTCACTATATGTAAACTCATTGCAAGCTATCCAACGTGTAACTTCTGTAGAAGAAGGCGCTGCTGGTTTCGCTTCATTGAAATTCTACGGTGGCGGTACTTCTGCTGACGTGGTACTTGGTGGTGGTATTGGTAACCAAGCAACTGCAAATCACATGTGGTTCTTGAACACTAACTACCTATACTTCCGTCCTCACACAGATCGTAACTTTGCTCCTATCGGCGGCGAACGTCAATCTGTAAACCAAGACGCTGTAGTGAAATTAATTGGTTGGGCTGGTAACTTAACTAGCTCTGGTCCACAATTCTGTGGCGTTCTTAAGGCTTAAGGAGATATAACATGGCATATTCAGTAACCCCTATCTCTGGCGTAAACCTTACTTCAGCTGCACAAACACAAGTAGCTTCTGACGGCTCTACTTTAATTCCTAACATGGGTCCGTTAGGTAACGAAGTATTCGGTTCAGACGGCTTACGTTATGTTTTTGCAAAAGCAGGTAATGCTTTCACTGCTGGTGAAACATCTTGCTCAATCAACACAACTACATTTGAAGCAACTTCAACAGGTGGCGCTTATATCGCTCCTGCTGTAGCTTTGGCTTCAGGTGAGTACGGTTGGTTCGGTAAAGCTTCAGTTTAATCTGAATAATCTCTCCCCTTCGGGGGAGGGTTTATAGTTAGTTTTCATCCCGAGAATTAACTACAAACCCCAAACCACTTTGGAGATTTAAATGCAACAAAATATTGATATGAACAACCCAGACTCACGTTTGAGTGTCAAGTTTTACCAAAAAGCAGTTCAAAACAATTTCAAAACAGCTTTAGAAGGCCGTCCTATTATGGAGATGGCAGACTTTATTCTTATTGAAATCCCTGGTAACAGTAACTTAACGATTGACACTTTTGTGTCTGAAACTGATAAGTCACGCTTCCCTATTCAATGGGCTAGATACCAAAACGAAAAAACAGATGGCGATATTGAAGGCACATTACTTCACGATTGGCCAGTTTTAAATTCAGCTGTTGCAGCAGAACTAAAACACTTTAAATTCTATACCGTAGAGCAAATTGCAGGCGCTTCTGACGCTCAATTAAATACATTGGGTATGGCAGCAGGCATGTCACCACTTTCTCTACGTGATAAAGCAAAAGCTTTCTTGGCTAGTGCAAAAGATACAGCTTTAGTACAACAACAAGCAGACGAACTTCGTAAGCGTGATGATGAACTATCAGCAGTTAAAGCACAGTTAGCAGAGTTAGCATATAAAATGAATCAACCAAAGGCAGAGCCGAAGGCAAAGCCTAAAGCGAAAGCTATGGAAACTGTAGAGGAATAATATGGCATCAACTCTCTTGCAATTAGTGCAACAAGCATCGGCTGAAATGGGCTTGGCTATCCCTAATTCGGTAGCTGGTAACCAAGCAGCTGATGTTACACAAATGTATTATTTAATTAATGCAGCAGGTAACGAACTTGCGAGAGAGTACCCATGGGAAGCTCTTAACGTAGAATACGATTGGTACTCACAATATTCACAATCTGACGGTGCTATTATTGAAGGCACCTACACAATCACAGGTGTCGATTCTGCAACAGTAAACTTTATCAACGCAGCTGGTGCAACAAACTTTCAAGTGCAAGGTGAAGGCGTTATTCAAAGCACACAAGTTGTATCTGCATTAGGTAACACAGTAACAATTAACAGCGCTGCTACAGGTGACGGATCAGGTCAATACACCTTTGGTCAAGTAATGTACACATTGCCTTCAGGCTTTGACCGTATTACAGACCGTACACAATACGATAAATCTAAACGCTGGGAAATGTTAGGACCTGAAACTCCCCAACAATGGCAATGGCTTAAGTCTAGCTATATTTCAACTGGTCCTCGTATTCGCTGGCGCATTATGGGTCAAAAGTTTCAAATTTGGCCATTAACATCTACAAATGAATATTTAAGTTTTGAATACATATCAGCAAACTGGGCGCAATCTGCATCAGGTGCTGGTCAAACTCAATTCTTACAAGATACTGATACTTGTATTTTCCCTGATCGTTTAATCGTATTAGGATTGAAAAAGAAATACTTTGAAGTTAAAGGCTTTGACACTTCAGCCTTCCAACGTGATTATGACATGCAACTTAACATTGCTAAAGCTAACGATGCAGGTTCACCTACATTATCACTAGCACCAAGAACAGCCAACGTGTTGATTGGTTGGGAGAATATTCCAGACGCTAACTACGGAGCTTAATAATGGCAAGAGCTAAAAGAAATGTAGCACAGCCAATATCATTGCCGTGTCCTACAGGTGGTTGGAACGCTAGAGATTCACTTTCTGCAATGTCACCTTTAGATGCAGTAGTGTTGACCAATTGGTTTCCTGCTACAACAGAGTGTGTTTTAAGAAGTGGCTATACAAATCAAGCAACAGGCATTACAGGGCAAGTAGAAACTTTAATGGCTTACTCTGGTGGTAACGTCAATAAGTTGTTTGCTATTGCAAGTGGCAGCGTTTATGACGTATCAGCAACAGGTCCAGTAGGTTCTGCTGTTAAAACAGGTTTGACTAATTCACGTTGGCAATACGCTAACATTGCTACTGCTGGTGGCAATTATTTAGTTATGGCTAATGCTGTTGACACACCTCAAGTTTACAATGGTTCTACATGGGCTAATATTTCTGTAACAGGTGTAACTGCAACAAGTCTTAATAGCCCTGTGCTTTACATGAATCGCTTGTTTTTTATTCAAGATAATTCATTAAAAACTTGGTATTTGCCAACACAATCTATTGGTGGTGCTGCTAACGCAATTGACGTATCTGCTTACATGACCAAAGGCGGTGAGATTGTTGCTCACGGCACTTGGACCATTGATGCAGGTAATGGCGTAAACGATCATTATGTAATTATTACTGACCAAGGCCAGGTAATTGTATTCCAAGGTACAGACCCTGCTACTGCTGCTACATGGGCCATGGTAGGCGTGTGGGACATTGGTGCGCCAGTAGGTGCTAGAAGCATGTACAAATATGCTGGTGATATTTTACTTATTACGCAAGATGGTGTTGTGCCATTATCAGGTGCTTTGCAATCATCACGTGTACAACCTAGAGTTGCTTTAACTGACAAAATTCAATATGCAATTAGTCAAGCAGTAACCAATTATGCAGGTAATTTTGGCTGGCAGTTAATGTATGTACCTACAATCAACCAGTTATGGTTAAATGTACCTACAAAAGAAGGTTCCGAGCAAAATCAATATGCAATGAACACAATTACAGGTTCATGGTGTAACTACACAGGTTGGAACGCTAACTGCTTTGAGATGTTTAATGATGAGCCTTACTTTGGTGGCGATGGTTATGTCGCTAGAGCATGGAACAGTCAAGCTGATAACGGTTTAAACATTACAGCTTTTGCAATTCAAGCATTTAACAACTTCCAACGTGGTGGTCAATTAAAACGCTTTACTATGTCACGCCCTATCTTTAGAGCTGACGGTGCGCCTGCTGTGTATGCTGGTATTAACATTGACTTTACATTAACTGACACTACAACACCTTTAACATACACACCTATTCAGTATTCTAAATGGGATACAGGTGTATGGGACAATGCAACGTGGGGCGGTGGTGTTAATACCTTCCAATATTGGCAAGGCTTAAATGGCGTTGGTTATTTTGGCGCTCCTGTAGTTAAAGCGGTAAGTAACTTGTTAGACGTGCGTTGGGTTTCTACAGACATTGTTATTGAATCAGGTGGTATCTTGTAATGATTTATCAAGGTGAACCTATTGGCCACTGGGTGTGCGAAAAGGCTGGTGGAACTTGGACCCATATTAGCCAAGCTATAGGGCAAATGAAAGATGATGAAATAATTGCTGGTGTTATGTATGACGGTTATACAGGATCATCAATTAGTATTCATTCAAGAATAGATAATCCTAGAAAAGTTTCAAGAAAGTTTTATTGGGCTGCCTTTGATTATCCATTTAACAAGCTTAAAGTTAAAGTTTTAAGAGGTTTAGTTTCAACAGCTAATTCAAACGCACAACGCCTAAATCTACATTTGGGTTTTAAAGAAGAAGCAAGGTTAAAAGATTATTTCCCTAACGGAGATGGTATTGTTTATGTTATGCGACCTGAAGATTGTCGCTTTTTAAAGCTCGGAGAGAGATATGCTAGGTAAATTTGTTCAATTGCGTATGCAAGGCGTACGTGACCCATTTAAGTCTATGGCTAATGGTGGCGGTGGTGGTAAAGGTGATGAACCTGATACTCCTGACTACTCTGCTTTGGCTCGAGAACAAAGTCAAATGCAAAGAGATATTAACCGTGAAACGCTTGCAGCTAACCGTGTTAATCAAGTTACACCTTATGGTAATTTAAATTACACGCAATCAGGCACTGACCAATACGGCAATCCTACTTACACTGCAACTCAAGTATTAAGCCCAGAGCAACAAAAACTTTTAAATCAAAACACAGCATTGTCATCAGACATGCTTACAGGCGCTCAATCAGGTTTGGCTAATTACACTAATGTAATGGCTAATCCTACTGTTGACCAATCTCAATTAGCTCAAACAGGCATTAATCCTGGTGAAGTTTATTCTGACGCTATTATGCGTAGATTACAACCTCAAATTGCCCAAGAAACAGCTTCTTTTGAAAACAAATTGGCTAATCAAGGTATTGCTCCAGGTAGTGAAGCTTACATGAACGCTAGACGATCATTTGACCAAGCACAAAATGATAAAATGACTAGCGCTATTGTTGGTGGCATGAACACAGGGTTGCAAGCTAATCAACAAGGATTTAACCAAGCTGCTTATAACTTAACATCACCAATGAACATTATTAATTCATTGCGTACTGGCAATCAAGTTCAAAATCCTAGTTATGTAAATCCTGTTCAACAACAAAATTATTCAGCACCTGATTTAATGGGTGCAGGTCAAGCTGGTTTTAATTCTGCAATGGGTAGTTATAACGCAGGGCAGCAAGCTAATGCAAACTTTATGGGTGGCTTAATGGGATTAGGTGGTGCTATCGGTGGTGCAAGTCCAGGTACATTATTTGGCGGCATTGGTTCTAAAGTTGGCGGATTTTTAGGATTATAATATGGACTATACACAAGATGTAAGTGGACTTCCTGCTGATGATTCAGTAATGCAGCTTGAAATGAAACGCAGGCTTGCTCGCGCTGAAGCCTTACGAAATCAAGCTATGCCTGAAGGCCAAATGGTTGGCAATCGTTTTGTAGCACCTTCATGGACTCAATATTTAGCTAATGTTTTAGGTAAAATCCAAGGCAGTCAAGAAGAACGTGGCGCTATTAAACAATATGGCGAATATCAAAAGACTAAAGCTCAAAAACAAGCTGAAGCATTAAAAGCATTAACTGGTGATTTGGAAGGCACAAAGCAAGTTAATCAAAGTTCATATCAAATTCAAGTTCCTAACGGTAATGCTCCACAAACTGAAAATCTTGGGGGTATGCAACCAATTGAAACAGGCATGAAAAATATTGATGTGCCAATGGCTACAACTACTACTCGCGCGCCTACATCTGGTGAGCGTTACGCAGCTATTATGAAATATGGCTTTGCTATTAACGACCCACGTATGGTTCAAGAAGCTATTATGGGTCGCATTAATCAAGCTAACAAAGCTGAAGAAACTGCTGGTGAACGCACATGGCGTGAGCAACAAACTAAAAACGAGCAAGAGTTTAATCGCATTATGCAAAAAGATCGTCAAGGTTTTGAGCTTACTCAAGGCGAAAAACAATTTGCTAATCAAATGGCATTGCAAAAATCTAATCAAGGCTTTCAAGCTGGTGAAAATGCTAAAAATCGTGCTAATCAAATTCAATTGCACAACGCATCTCAAAGCGCTGCTCCTAGCGGTTATAAAAAGAATGCTGATGGTAGCTTGACGTTTATCCCTGGTGGTCCTGCTGATCCTAGCAATAAGCCATTAACTCAAGATCAAGCTAATGCTCGTTTATACAGCACTAGAATGAGTGAATCACATAAAATTTTAAGTGGACTTGAACAAGGTGATAAACCTTCATATAACCCAATAGCAATTAAAACAATTTTGACTATGCCTAGCGCTATTTCAGAATTAACTAATTACAACGCAAGTGAAGAAACGCAAAGCGCAGCTCAAGCAATGCGTAACTTTATTAACGCTACGTTACGTAGAGAATCTGGCGCAACAATTACACCTCCAGAATTTGATAACGCAATGAAACAATACTTTCCACAAGTTGGTGACAAACCTGCTGTGTTAGCTCAAAAACGTGCAAATCGTGAAACAGCTATTTCAGGTATTGCTGCTGCAGGCTATTCGGGCGGCGTAGTTCCAAATCAACCTCAAGCAGTAGATTTTGGGAGTCTTAAATAATGGATGTTAGATTACCAGACGGTACCATAATTAATAATGTACCTGACGGAATATCCAAAGCAGAGCTAACTGCAAAGTTGGCTCGCAATGGCTATGATGTTAGTAAATTAGAAACTCAAAAGCTAGCCATGCCTAAAGCTCCTAAAAGCTACACAGCAGGCGAAGCAGTCACAACAGGATTAACCAATCTTCCTAGTAGCGCACTTAAATTTGCAGGAGATACTGTAGGCGCTTTGATGCACCCTATTGAAACAACAAAAGGTGCTTTAAATTTAGCTGCTGGTGAACTTGACAAATTATTACCACAATCTGTTTCAAACGCACTTACTCTTGCTGATGAGGCATTTTTAGGCAAAGAAAAAGCACAAGAAATTAATGCTAGACAAAAACTTTTAGCTAATACTGTAAATCAACAATATAAAGAGCGTTATGGCTCTGCTGAAGGCTTTAAACGTGCGCTTGCTGAAGATCCTGCAAACATATTAGCTGACGTTTCTACAGTGCTTACTGGCGGTGCTGCATTAGCTCCTAAAGCAAGTAAATTGGCTGGCGCATTAACTACTGCAAGTAAATATACTAACCCATTATTGCCAGTAGAAAAGGCTATAGGTGCTACTGCTAGTGGTATTGGCAGCATGACAAAAGGTACTTTAGGTGTAACTACAGGTGCAGGTTCAGAACCAATTACTCAAGCTGTTAAAGCTGGTGAAGCTTCAATTGAAGTTCCTGGCGGTAAAGTTAGTCAAGCATTTACTAAAAACTTGCGTGGCGCTTCTGACGTTGAAGGTGCGGTTGATATTGCCAAGTCAGGTTTAGATGAAATGCGTAAAGTTAAAAACGCTGAATACCGTTCTGGCATGGTTGACATTTCTAACGACAAAACAGCACTTGCATTTGATGACATTAATAACGCACTTAAATCTGCTTCAGAAAAAGGTACTTATAAAGGTCAAATTAAAGATGAGTTTACAGCAAAAAAAGTACAAGAAGCTGCTGATGCTGTTAAGCAATGGAAAAAATTAGACCCTGCTGAATTTCATACTCCTGAAGGCATGGATGCTTTAAAACAAAAGATTGGCGGCATTTTAGAATCTGTACCTTTTGAGCAAAAAACTGCAAGAACAGCTTTAAATGAAATTTACAATGGCGTAAAACAAACTATTTCAGATCAAGCACCTACATATTCTACAGT